TTTTATATGTCATGGTGTGCAGTCCGAAATTTCGCACCAAAATTTGAAATCGTGTAACATATATGTTAAAGGTTAGTTATGCCAACAGTTAGAAAAAACCCATCGCCCACTAAATCCACAGGAGGACTACCTGCTGTCACACCTATTGAGGTTGATAGAGTACGAAGAAGCGTATTAGATGTAGTTCGTAACAACATCCCCAAGGTTCGTGGCGTATTAGATGGAACGGTCAAGTGGGATAACCAACAAGTCCGTGTATTTGGAATGATGCTCAACAAAGTGATGCCTGATTTACACCATAGCTTCAACGAACACACCGTTGAGACTAAGAAAGTAGACCAGTTAAGCATTCAAGAGCTAGAAGAGATAGCCGCAAGGGCAGACGAACAGGAGAAAAGTGTGGTAGATTTAGAAGAACAAGGAGAAAAAGCCGATGGCGAAGAAGAAAGCAAGTGGTCCGTGCAAAGGGAAGAGCCTAAACAAGCCATTTAGAACTCCCGGTAAGCCAAAGAAGTCTGCTGTCTGCGTAAGCGATGGAGATAAGATTAAAATTGTGCGGTTTGGAGACCCCAACATGACAATTAAGAAGAGTATTCCTGCCAGACGAAAGAGTTTTAGAGCGAGACACAAGTGTGCTACGCCCGGTCCGAAGACAAGTGCAAGATATTGGAGTTGTAAAGCGTGGTAAGTGTAACTCAGGCTCAAGCCGCCAGACAATTACTAGCGTTAAGAAAGGCTCAAGGTTCTTTTGTGGACTTTGTTAAGGCATTGAACCCTGACATGGAGTTTGCTCCATTCCAAATCGAACTAATGGAGACACTGGATGCACTCGAAAAAGGAACACTCGGAACAAAACGAGTTCTCATTACCATGCCCCCCAGACATGCCAAGAGTTTCATCGCCACAGTCCACTTCCCCGTCTATTATCTTGCTCGTAAAGCGAACAGGAACGTACTTTCGACCTCATACAATCAAGACTTGTCTAAGACATTTGGTCGTCAAGTGCGTGATTTGGCGCGTGAACTTTTTGTTGGTCAGGCGTTCCCTGATTTTGCGATGTCGGACGAGAGCCGTGCCGTGGATGATTGGCGTACTACAATGGGTGGTACTTACTTTGCTACAGGTATTGGTGGTTCTACTACGGGTAGGGCTGCTACCCTTCTTATTCTTGATGACCCTATCAAAGCAAGGGAGGAAGCTGATAGTGCAACTCAGAGAAACAAAACTTGGAGCTATTATGTTTCCGCATTAACAACTCGTAAGCAACCAGAGCCAGATGGAACAGCCGCATTAGAGATAGTCATACTAACTCGTTGGCATCCAGACGATGTTGCGGGTAGATTGATGGACACAGAAGATTGGAAAGAAGGCGATTGGACACATATAAACTTTTCTGCCATCGTTGAGAGCAATGGAACACTACAGCGTAGCGTCACAGACCTACCAATAGAAGACCCAAGACATGTACCAAGAGGTAAGTTGTCAACAGTATCTCCTGCAAAGCGAATTTACTATGAGACAGAAGAGACAGCTTTGTGGAGCGAAAGGTTTCCGTTAGAAGAATTAAAGAAAAGAAAAAGATTAGACCCTAGAGAGTTTGCATCGTTATACCAACAACAGCCATTCATTGCGGGTGGTAATCTTATAAAGCAAAGTTGGTGGAGACAATACGAACCTAAAGAGGTACAATGTAATACGGTAATCATATCCGCAGACACAGCCTTTAAGAAAACAGAACAATCAGATTATTCTGTCTTAATGGTACTTGGTACAGACCAAGGCGGAGACATGTACATCTTAGACATCATAAGAAACAAATATGATTTTCCAGAATTAAAAAGAGCATGTACAACGCTGAACGCTAAGTGGCGTGGCAGGGGTTTACGGGGTATGTATATTGAGGATAAAGCATCAGGACAAAGTTTAATACAGGAGTTGAGAAATCAATCTGGTATAGCTGTTCTTCCGTATAAAGTTGTGCAGGATAAAGTTGCGAGGCTAAACGCCATAACACCTCTTATAGAGGGTGGTAGAGTATTCCTTCCTACTTCTGCCCCTTGGCTAGATGACTTCTTAGAAGAAGCACAGCAATTCCCCAGTGGAAAACATGATGACCAAATAGACGCTTTGTCTATGGGCATTGATGCGTTGAGCAGAATGTCGGGTGTGTCTATGGACATGCTTAATGTTCCGATAGAGATTTCTAGTTCCTTAAATGCTAATTTTCCTTCGTTCCAATCGGGAGACAAGGAGTGGGTTGATAAGTTGCGAGATAATCAGAAAGACCGTTTTACAAATTGGGGAGAGTTGTAGGACGACAAACCGTTTAGATTGGTGGATAAAGCATTATGGATTATAGAAGCGAAACAATACAGCCGTCTGACATTGTCGTGGATTTGTCTCAGCATGTAAATGCTCTGATGGATTACGCTGACATCTCAGATATGCTTACAGACGAACAAGAAAAGAAGATTGTAGATTATGTCCGTGCCGCTTCTAAGATGTCCTTTGACAGGATATCCCGCAGGTATGACCATTGGCGTGACGCAGACAGAGCACATGATGTATGGGTACCGGCTGACAGCACAAAGTTTCGTGAAAAAGCAGTAGTAGCAGATACAAGGGCTATTGCAGACACAGTCTTAACTTATCAGATGGCGGCTCTAGCGGGTCGTAATCCTATGTTCCAACTTGAAGGAATGAACAGGAAGTCCAAACGAGCATCGTTAATTCTAGAAAGATTACTACACCAACACATGAGGCGAACAGCAGGAGAGGCTCGTCTAGCACAAATGTTGTTAGACAGTATCCGTTATGGCTTCGCACCTACAAAAATTATTTGGGACCCAAAAGAGAATACTAACAAAATAATAAACTCAGACCCTCGTAAATGTTTTCCAGACCCAAGGGTTAACTGGGGCGATTGGGAGAGGATGCAGTTTATAATATTTTCGGACTACATTTCTACTAATGCACTACTTGCGGGTGGTATGTATCCGAAGGTTGCCAAGTATCCCGGTCTCAGACGTAAAGGTAAACGACAATCAGGTTGGGATGCACACAAGCATTGGCAAGAAGAGGGGCGTGGACTTTCGATTAATCCAGAAGAGCCATCAGGAAGCGAAAATGGACACCACTTCACGCTCGACCAAGCTCGTGTGGTAGACGAAATGTGGGTTCGGCTTCAAGGCTACGAGATAGGAGTACCGTCTCTCGAACAAGTGTGGATGGTTGTAACAATCTTAGACGAGGAAGCTGTCATAAGGTGTCAGTTAAATCCTTATGGTCAACAATTCCCTGTGGTTGTCGGTGGACTATACCAAGATAATCACAAAACATTTAGCCAATCGTTATACGATTTGTTACTTCCATTGCACGAAGTTTCTACATGGCTGTTACGCTCACGAATTGACAACGTACAAGCTGCGTTGAACAACTTAATATTCGTAGACCCTACACAGGTGTCTGTGCCAGATTTAGTGGACAGAAATCCTTGGGGTGTCGTAAGAACCATGCCGGGAGCTAAGCCGGGAGACGGTGTTTTTATTGCTGAAGTCCCAGATGTAACGAGGGGGCATTGGAACGATATAGCCGCAATGAGCGATATGAAGCAAAGGCTGTCTGCCGCTTCAGACGCACAACAGGGAGTACCAACAGGAGATGTTCGTACTGCAACAGAAATACAAAGACTTACTCAACTTGGGTCTCAACGATTAGGGGTCATCGCAAGAATTATGTCGGCAACTACTGTCAGACCTATGGTTCGTATGATGACACAAAACCTTCAAGACGCAGTGTCTCTAGAGGGTTCACTAAGGATTGACACCGAAAATATGTCAGGTGGTTTAGTCAAGATGGCAGAGGATGGTTATGTAGACTTTGATGTAACTGCGTTGCAAGGCGACATAGACTATCTTGTAATTGATGGTACACTACCATTAGAGCCTAGTCGTTCTCCAGAAACTTGGATGAATATGATACAAGTTCTTAGTCAAAGTGGACTACAGATGGAGTACAAAACTGGTAAGATTGTAGAAGAAGCAATAAGAAGCATGGGTATAACCGATGTTGAACAATTTAAAATAAGCGAAGAGGAAAAAGCTCAAGGACCAACACCGTCACAACAAATGGCACTGATGGAGAAAGCCCGTGGTGCTAGTGTCATGCCTCAAGAGGAGCTTATGAGAGAGGCAGAAAAAGGAAATGTTAAACCAATGGCTGAAGGGAATTAAACGTATGGGTAGGAAATCATATGACATCGAAAAAAATACGGGTCTAACCCCCTTGGCTAAAGAGTATATTAAGCTTGTGGTAACTGAGCAACTGTCTGGAGTTCAAGAGGAAATCAGGTCTGTCTTTAGTGAATTAAAGGTTGCTATATCTTCTATGGACAACGGTTCTGCGTTAAATAAACGCATGGACGACATAGTTTCTAAAATAGCTTATCTTGAGAAAAGATATAAAGAAGATGATAAGTTTACTTTGACAAAGGCAAAGATGATTAACTTCATAGAAGAGCAGGATATAAAATGACCGCTACACCAACCACGCCAAAAACCGAACAGCTACAATTTAGGTCGGCTAAGACGGGTGTTCACAATTTAGACACCTATTTAGAAGCGTGTGAGTTTGGTACGTCAACTCTTCCTGTAGTCTTAGGTTCATTATTTACTTCAACAGGTACAATTAATCCCTCGTCTGTACAGTTCAGGGTAAAACCGAACGATATAGAAAACACCTTACAAGCCAGATTTGGTGTGTATACTAATGATAATGATGGTTGGGCAGACCTCAATCAAACTATCTTTAGGCAAAAGGGTGTATACGCATCTGGCACAAACTATAATAGATTAGACTTTGTCGAGGACGACAACAAGATATGGGTATGTAAAGTTGCACATACGGCAACAGCTACGTTCAATACCTCGTACTGGAATGTTGTTTTAGATGGTAGTGCTAGTTTAACATCAATTAACACTTTTAACACAACTTCAGCACCAAGGATTAAGAACTTGGAGAACGAAGTTTTGTTACAGCTTGGTATCGTATAGGAGATAAATTATGTCGATGAGTACACTAAAAGAAGTCGTTGAGGCGATTAAGACCCGAAGTCTTGCAATAGCAGGAACGACAACGGGAACAGTAGCAGGTTCAACCGCAAACGATATGGTCTACATCGCAAAAGCGGTAGAAGCCATTACGGGTGCAGACGCATTGTTGCAACTATTTGATGAGGCAAACGAGCCATCAAAACTACTAGATTACTCCACTGCGACAAGCGGTGTGTGGACGCTAAGTATTGATGACATCTCCAAGCCTGTTATCAAACTTACTCAAGCTTCGACACCAAGCCAAAGCGAACTTACTATAGTTGTACCAAACCGAGCGTTTACTGTTGTTATCAAGAACACTACTACTAAGACTGTACGAGTAAAATACACAGGTGCTTTAAATGCAGACACCGCAACTATCCTAGCAGGTAAAACTGGTTGGGTTAGTGGAGATTATAATTCCGCAGGAACTAACCAAGTATCTCATGTTGTTGATGTCGAAGCCATTACATCGGCTCTTACGACTGTAACAACTACACGAGGAGATATGATTTATCGTGACGGACCTCCTAACGACACAACCTTTACAATCGGAGTAAGGGTAAAGGTAATCAACTCATCAAATTATTACGAATTTAAGTTACCAGAAGACAATAGTTATTCTGTCGATGTTGACTTCAACATGTGGCAGGGAAAGACTTACATCTTTGACGTTTCAGACACCACAATGTCTGGACACCCACTAAAGTTTTCTACGACTAAGAATGGAACTCACGCATCTGGTGCAGAACTTTTAGACATCGCACCGACTGATAGCTCCAACGACATTACATACACAGGGACAGCAGGACAGACGAGTGCGGTGGTTACTATTGTAATGCCCGCAAATGCTACTGCCGATGCTATTTATCCGTATTGTGGAAGCCACACTGGGATGGGTAAGAACTCTGAGTTTAATATTTCTACGACTACAGGCGAAGTCAGGTTGCCATTAGGTGCAACTGGCACAGCACTTATCGCAAATACTGGCAACGGTGTTCCAGAATGGGATTATGTAGGAAAGCATATTGGCTTTCATTATCGTACAGACAACGATTTAACATGCCGTGTTGCAGACCCAAGGTGTCCCGGTTATCCCGGCACAGCAGGGAATGGTTTCACACGAGCAGATTTTTCTCTACAGAAAGAAATCACAGACAGCACAAATTTCCCACTTCACGCAAACAAAGGAATTTATCCACAGCCTTTCGCAAGGATTAATAACGGACCATATTATGGTGGTTCAGCTATTACCATGTTCGCTGACGGTGCTCCTAAACAGGCAAACTATTGGGGAGGAAGCTCAAACTACAGGTTCGGTAACGTACAAAACACCAACAACCCTTCTTGGACACCGACTGTTTACAGGGATGCTACAAAAGGTTACGACAAGGAAGTCAGATACCTACAAGATAGCAACATAGTCCAATGCACAGGTAGTTATGACAGTTCATACATGCTTGATGACCGTGGACAGATGTGGGCTGCGGGGTATAACAATAACAAACAACTCGGAGACGGAACAACTACTACCCAATATAGATGGGTGCCGGTAGTATTTCCCGGTAGTGCAGGTAAGATTGTACAGTATGTGTTGCCTCAAGGACCAAGCAACAACATCACAGTGATGGCGTTAGACGAAAACGGTAAGGTCTTTGCTTGGGGTTATAATGGACACAACCAAGTAACGAGTGCAAACACAACATCACAAGGAACGCCTGTAGAGCTTACAGCTTTAACTGGCAAAGGCGTACACGCTATCATGGTTTCTGACTCGGGTTATCCTAGTTGCTACGCACTTTCTGGTGCAAGTGATGGATACAAGCTATATGCTTGGGGTTACAACGCTTACCATCGACTTGGAAACGGAACAACCAATGTTGTTGGAGCGGATACTCCATTCAACTGGACAGCAGGTTCAAACAAAAAAATTGCTAAGTTTCAAGCCTCAGGTTTCGGAAGTTACGGTGGAACTCTAGCTCTTAACCATGAGGGTGCATTGTACTACTCTGGTTATAATGGAACTTCACAAGCAGGAGACAACAACGCTTCTGGTAACAAGACAACGCCAACTCTAGTAAGTACATTTAGTACGTCTACCGCAGGTCTAAAAGTTATAGATATGTGGATGGTTAATGACTATGTTGGTTCTAGGTTTGCTACCACAGACAACGGAGATTTCTACAAATGGGGTCCGAATGGTAATGGTCAAACTGGAATGGGTACTGTCACAGGTTCTCAAGCTGTTCCATCAAAAGACAACAATCTAACTTGGGTATCTAAGGTAATTGGAAATGGCTCAGAAAACGGTAACTACTATTCTCAGGTAATCACAATTTCTCACGATAACGAGGAAGATTGGCAGAATAAAGTTAATGGAACAATTCATGTTACAGGATATAACAACTACGCTAACCCTGTATATGGAGCCGCAACAGGTGTAACTCTAACAAGTTTCACAGCAATCCCACTACCACTAGGTTATCAGGGTAAGGTTCGAGACGTTATGGCTTTAGGACATAGTTCGACAACTGGTCAATATCACGGTTGGGGTGTCTTGATGATGGATGGCACTTTCTTTACATGTGGACACGAAACAACAATGATGCTTGGTAGGTTTACCCAACTAGGTGGACACCATCTTCAGCCACGAAGCAACATAAGTTAGGAGGATTTTATGGCAGAACCAGTAACAGTAATCTACAGCCTCAATATGGCATCAGGGGAAAAGAAATTTGACCCTAGTGGAGATGACTTTGAGTTCCAAGGGGTTTATCAACTTGGTCCAGACACAGGTATTGTGTTTGTAGAAAAATCAAAGGTGTCAAAAATGGCAACTCAGCCATCAGGTGCAGAGCTTACGGAAGTCAAAGACATGAAACTCGTTGCGGCTATTGCTTGTCGTATGGGTTGGTCTACTCAAGCCGCAGGTTATTCCGCAGACAAGGTTGCGGTTTTGAAAGAATATGGTTACGATTTGATTAAGGAATATACTGACCAAGCCGGTATCGAGGCGAAAGCTTTAGAATATCTAGAGGCTTAGTATGAAACCTAAACAGGCGTTGAAACTTGTTAAGGAGCTAAGAGAGAGTGATGGGTGGAAGTACCTCGAAGAAGTTATGAGGGACGAAATACTAGCCGCATCATATGCGATTTCTGATGGCAACAATATGCCAGTAGATGAAATCCACTACAGACGAGGTGCTATATGGGCGGCTCGAAAACTGGTGGAAATGCCGAATGCTCTAGAAGTTAAGCTAGAGGATGCTGTAAGGATGGAAGCCTTAGAGGATGAAGACGGTAATATAATAGGCAGACAGGACGCTTCGGCTTCCGATTAATGACGACCGCTACGGCTGTCAGGAGAATAGAAGATGACTACTATGATATTTGTAAGAGTTCTAGAAATGCTACCGACACATCGGACTGAAGTCTGTACGTTAAGTAGGTTCTTTAAATTTCTTACACGCTCCCGACAGGAAATTAACCCCAAACAGGAGCAAGAAAAATGGCTATAGACCCAACACAAGATACAGATATAATTACGTCACTCGCATCTCAAAAGCTAGGAGACGCAAATGCTAGTGCTGAAGCAACAATGCAAGCTGAAGTAAAGAAAGCACAAGACGTTGCAAATACAGCAGGTGGCGATGGAGCAGTACCAGAAGAAAAGCCTTCCCCAATGGAACAGTCAATGGAGGCTGTTAGCCCTAATACAGAGGCAGACAAACAAAAGGACGAAGCTTTTATTAAGGTAATGTTTGGAGAGGGCGATGAACGAACTCTTTCTAATCAACAAATCAAAGATACTTATGACAGGTATCGAAACCTAAATTACCAACACCAAACAGAAGTAGCACCTAACAAGCCAATTCTGGATTTCGTTGGTCAAATCAAAAGCAACGTAAAGGCAGAGACAGGTCAGGACGTAAAGGCAGACGATATCGTCCAGTTCTTGCAAGCCGCATCTATGGCTTACATGAAGAACCCAACTATGGGAGGGCAAGTTGACCCGACCCCTGATAGTCCCGGAATAAATGTCAAACAAATCAATGATGAAATGGCTCAGTGGGAAGAAGATAATGCAGTAAGTCTACCGCCACAGTATAAACAGGCGGCGGGTTTGATGCAGAACCTTCAGTCAGAGAACGCTCAAATCAAACAGATGTTGGCGCAGATGCAACAATCGTCTGCGGGATTAGCGGAGAACGCTCAAGGAATGGTAGCGGAGGCACAAAATACGCAAGGTACTGCCATGCGACAATTAGCCGCTAACAATCTAGACACCGCTCAATCAACTCTTGGTTTGGCAGACGACCTACAAGAGAGTTTCTTTGAATTTGCATATGGCAGAGGTTATACAGTCGAAGACTTTATTGACCCACAGCTAACCATGCAAGTTGCTACTGACTTCAAAAACAATATGAATAGTCCAGAAATGGAGAGATTGAAGGAAATAGCAGTACGAAGACAAGCATTCACAGGCAGTATCTCAGGTACTCCAAGTGCTTCAGGAGTTGCTTCGAATACAGCTACACCCGACCAAAGCTTCATTGACAGCGTAACTAGCGATGTTATGAAGAAAAGAAACATGGGTTAACTTATAATTAAGGGACGACATAATGCGTTGTTGTCCCTTATTCTAAAGATATTGATACATTCGCTACGGCTAAAAGTTGTATCATGTGACAATTCAACCGACTAAATACTGAATGTAAATTAGAAGGTCGAGAAGTCGAAATGAAATGTTAAACGCAAAAACCAATATAGGAGGCTATTATGGCTGCAATACAAGGACTGCGTGGGACAGGTCAATTCACAACTGACTTCCGTCCTACGAACTACAGGGAGCTTTTCACGCTTCTTGAACCAAACGGGACTGCACCTTTACAGGCGCTTCTCGCTATGACTTCATCTGAAGGTACAGATGACCCTAAGTACAATCACTTTAGGGATGAGCTACCAGACCGTACAATCACGGTTAACGGTGCTTTAAATAACAGTGCAACTGGTGTTGCTTTCGATGCAGGAGATGATAATTTCCTTATCGCAGGTACTATGTTGTACAACCCGCTAACTAGCGAAATGATGACTGTTGCTACAGACAGTACCTCGACACCTGTAACGGTTGTTCGTGGTGCATCTGGAACGACTGCCGCAGCTGTGGCAGACAACCAAGAGTTAATCATTGCAGGTTATGCAGACCAAGAAGCAGGGACAGCACCAACTGCTATCAGCTTCGACCCAACCACAGACTTCAACTATACGCAGATTTTCAAAACTGCTATCCAAGTCTCTGGTACTCTGCAAAACACTAAGTTGCGTACAGGCGACAAAGAGCAAGAAAGCTTAACTAAAGCCCTTAAATTACACATGGGCGATATTGAGCGAGCATTCTTCTTTGGAACTCGTAACGAAGCAAACGGTTCGACTGCAAGTCCAACCCGACACACTGGTGGTCTGTTGTCTATGATAACAAACATTACCGACTGTGCTTCTGCAACTGCGTCTAGTAACAAGATGACTGAGAAAGAATTTGACCGTTTCCTAGTAGAAGATATCTTCGCCTATGGTTCAAACGAGAAAGTCGCTTTCTGTGGTCCTCGTGCTATTAGTAATATGATGGAAGTTGGAAAAGGTAGATGGCAACCTACTCAAATCGACAATGCGTATGGCGTAGCGTTCACTCGTTACACTACTTTCGCAGGAGATTTGTTGGTTTACATGCACCCTATGTTCCGTCAAATTAGTGCTATGGCTCAAGAAATGATTATTCTTGACATGAACCACCTTAACTATCGTTACATGGCAGGTCGTGATACTCAGCTTATTCGAGATATCCAGACTAATGACTTTGACGGTGTTAAGCATATGTACATGTCTGAGTGTGGTCTTGAGATGACACAGCAGAAAGTACACCATCGTATCAAGAACTGGTCAGCCCTAGCATAGGACGACAAGTTTCTTAAATGAGGTACTATTAAGGGGTCGGGACTATTTGTCTTTGACCCCTTAATTTTAACAAGAGAGGATTGAAATGGAAGACAGGTCTAAAAAGCGAGATGCTATCTCTTCAAAAACTTCTGTTAACCAAGCAAAGAGCAAGGTAACAGAGGCTCATAAGTCAATAAAATCAGGACCAAATTGGTCTTGGTATGTCTCTGCGAAACCAGAAGTTTCTGTTTGGGACATCAATGTATCAGGAGAAAAGATAAAGGGTATTTGGGACAGTGATAAAGAGTACATTACTTGGCGTGTACAATCTAACATTGCACCAAAATTTGAATTACATCATCATTTTGTTATGGGAAGAATTATCAAAGCGGATGATAGTGGAGAGTAATCATGTCTAATTACAGTTCTGTCACAACTAAGGCTTTAAAAGAATACGAAGATATGGCGAAGCCTACGGGCGAACCGACCAATCAAGATGCCAACTCTCAGAACCGACCCGGTCCTGTTGACCTTAGAGATGGAATTAACAAACGCAAGATAGACGAAGCCACTAAAAAAACTATTGAATACCTAGACCAAAACGTAGACAGCAGGAATAGATATTCTGGGACTAACCCCCATCTTGGAGACCCGTTCTCGGCTCTCCAAACACTATCACAACAAGCACTAAGGCGTTATGGAGACATGCACCCCGGCACAGTAGACGGGGAAGTCATTATGATGTTCGTAGAGTTTGCCAATATGATTATTGAAGACTTACGTTCTCATCCATATTGGGACAACATAGAGATTGATTACTATACACACCCCACTGAAAGTAGAGCAATCCCAGACAGTATAATGGTTTCGGGATTACTGTATAACTATTCGGTACAACAGCAGAGTAATAAAGTTGAAGCTTACGGACCAATGTACTTCAGAACTATGAACAGGATTTTATATAATCGTAAAATGGGTAACGCAAAGATTGAGATGTCTCCGATTGACAGAGGAGAAGGAAACAAGAAGGCTAACCGTGCTTACGATACTTCGAGGTAGACAATGTCAACAGCATACGCACCATCTGGCGTTAAGGTAAAAGTTTATCCTTACGAAGATTTTCAAGGAATTGATGCTTCAAGGGACAAAGCCGCACTAGACACTGGTCAGAAACAACACATGATAGAAATATCCAATGGCTTTGCCGATTGGCGAGGCTCTATTGTGCGTGATGCGGGTGCGAAGCAAAGGACTTCAGGAGACAGACGAATAAAGCACACGACCTTTTATGGGCGTGATAGAATTGTTTGGTGTCAGGTAGACGGAGGAGGATTAACTCTAAAGTCAGACGAAGACCACATAGTAGAAGAGGTGTACCCTCGAATAAACACTGTGGCTTCCTGTATGTTTAACAACCAAGTTATATTTTTTAGTAGAGACCAGATACCCTACAGGTATGATGGGCAACGGTTCTTTCCTATAGAGCCAAGGTCGCAACCAAAAGCTGCGTTTGGTGTAGCAATTCAGAGACGACTAGCTGTAGCAGGTGCTCCAGACAAAAGAACCACGATTGATATTACTCGTGTTGATGAATTTAATATATTTCCCGCAGACGAGGATGTGTCTTCTACATCTGTACTAAAAGCCGCAGACATAGACATATCAAATATTATTGGTACTGCCGATGAGATAAAAGGCTTGGGTGCTTTCGAGAATAACAGGTTAGCTGTTTTCACTAATGACCAGACGCTTGTCTACACACTACACCCAGACTACACACAATGGTCGATTGATGATAAAGCCAACATTAAAGTTGGTTGTATTAGCCATAACACTATTTCTAATGCAGGTTCAGACTTAATGTTCTGCTCAAGGGATGGCGTTCACTCTCTTAGACGTTCAGATACTAACGGTATCACTATCTTTTCTATACCTATGTCGAATAAAATCGACTTAACATACAGGGCTTTAGTCAAACAGGTAGCTAATCCAGAAGAAATGAGTGCTTTCTTTGACCAAGACGAAGGTCAATACCATGTATTCTTTCCTATTTCTGAGCTATTGTGTACTAGACTTACACTAACTCTTAACCCTATGTCGGGTGGAGAAAGTAAATGGTCAACAGGAACATTTCTAAATGCCATGAATGGTGTTCAATTAGGAGGGGTAACTCTTTTAGGAACTCCCGGTGGTGTTTGGGAGAGAGCAAGAATTGAAGACGTAACAGATTTTAGCCCAGAGATGGTAGTGACCACACCTATATTGTGGCAGGGTGCTATTAACGATGTGAAAGAAAGTTATTCGTTTATATTACAGGCAACAGGTCGAGGAGAATTACAGGTAGAAGCCTTTGATGAAAGAGGAAGGTACTTGTCTGCTATGCAATTTTTAATAGAAGAGGACGGTGCGGACGACAAATTCCCCGATGTTCCGCTATCAAGACAGTACGAGCGTAAATTCGAACACAGATATAGAGGTGTTCAGTTTCGCTTTACTACAAGAGGCAAAGGGTTATTGAAGATAATTGGCTTTGCTGTAACAGTAAGGACAGGTGCATAATGGCTAGACTAAGACAACAACATCCGCAGAACTATGTATCTAGCGGAAACATACATACAGATTTCGAAAACGTAATCCGATATCTCAATGCCGCAGAACTTGGAGACAAGACTGTAGGCGAACTTCTGGGCGTACTCTTTAACGAGAGTGGTGTCTTTAGAGGTCCAGTTGAGATGAGGGTCGATAGTACAAACGGTTTGGAATACCGTGTTGGAACGTACTCAGCGGCAGACGATGGGTGGGTAACACTTGTCACTCTTGCTTCTTTGAGAGGTCCATCAGGTTCTAACGTAGGTACTGTAGAAGGTCCGTTCTTCTTTAACAGGCAAGATATTGAGATAGCCACAGGAGCGGGTGCTACATTTACAATCACTAACGCAGGAACAGGTTACACTTCAGCACCGACTGTAACCTTTTCTAGCCCACAAGCTACAGGCGGAACTATCGGCACAGCCACAGCAACAGTTGGAGTGGATAGTACAGACAGTGCAACCTATCAAAAAGTTACAGCGATTACATTAACAAGTGCGGGTAGCGGATATACGACTGCCCCAACACTATCTATAGCCGCACCAACAACAGGTACGACAGCGACAGCAACAGTTGGATTAGCCGCACTAGCGTCTACTGCAAATGTTTTGTCTTACACATTTGATGAGAACACAGAAGATGTGGTTGTTTACAAGAACGGTATTCTTTTAGCGGAAGCAACTTCTGCGTCTGCATCAGAATATGCTTCTTCTACCTCGGCTAATACTATAACTGTAGCAAGTGCTACTGGTGTAGCTGTAGGAGATAAAATTAGTATCTACAGTGTTCGTGCTCAATCAGTAACAAACTTTAGACGTTCAGACACAGAGATAACAGCCTCTACCAATACCACTGCTTTTGTTCACTCATCAGATGAAACATTACTCGTCTGGCGTAACGGTGTTCTACAAGAAAGTGGAGGTGGTGCTGACTATATTGCTTCTCACTCAACAGCTACTATAACCTTCAATACCTCTTTGGCATCTGGAGATAAGGTAACTGTTCTTACAGTAGAGAACCAAGCACAGAAAACCATTGCGGGATTAATGTTCGAAGACGAATATACAAATGCTAGTGGCTTTATTAACTTTGCGAAACTGAACATTGATAACAACGAAATACCACAATCTAAAGTATCTCTGTTATCCACAAGTTTGGCAGCCAAAGCTAATATTGTTTCACAGTCCAGTACACCTCCTTCAAATATAACAGGAGATTTATGGTTAGATACTTCTCAAGTTCCTAACATCCTTAAATTTTATGATGGTACTCAATTCTTAGAAACATCTCCAGAAAGTTCATTACCTACATTCGTTGCTACAAACGCATCGCAGTATGTTCGTGTGAACGGAACTGGTACGGCACTTGAATATGGAGCACTAGACCTTTCGTCTGTTGTTCCTAAAACATTTCGTGGTGCTACAAACGGAGTTGCTTCCCTAGACAGTGCAGCAAAGATACCTACATCACAGTTGCCAGAGATTTTTGGTACGCAGACATTGTCATTTTTCAATGTTTGGGAGGATGCTTCTGTAACAGTTAGCAACAAAACATACTTTGTAGGAAAGGTTTGGAAACACAAACTAAGACTAGATGGTATTACACACAAATTAGCCGCAGGTACTTGTACAATTCAATTATCATTAGACGGTGCAACCATTGGTAGCTCGTTCTCTGTCTCTACAAGTTCAGCATCAGTTAATATGCCAACCACTATTGAAATAGACGGTACTGCTACTGGCAGACGACTAGAGTTGGTAGTGACAAACGCATCTGGTGCTAACAGTTTAGAGGTCGGAATAGCTGCGGCAACACTATCGGTCTAGGAGTAAAGTATGTCTTTTGCAAATCAGCTAGATAGATTAGGAAGCTTTGATGCTTCTGATATATCAGAGAGCCAAGAGTTTCAACAAGATGCTGTAAACGACACAGTATCAGCAAAGCTTGAAAAGGGCGAAATCGTAATCAATAAAAAGATTTACGAAGACCCTGACATGCAACCAGTTTTAGAAGCTCTATTTGCTAAGATGATAGAAAAGGGTCAGAACCCATTATCAACTATTGCAGGTATGCCAGACCTTGCAGACGACATGGGTGGTCAGTACGACCCAATGGCTGTTGGACAAGTTGGTAGCGATGGAAACCCTCAACAGTTTTTCTTTAAATCAATTTGGAAAGCTATTAAGAAAATAGCTAAGAACCCAATCGTAAGAACAGCAATAACTATAGGGGCAACCGCTATTGGCGGACCTGCTGTAGGTGCGGCTGTATCTGGAACAATGACAAAAGCCGCAGGTGGTTCTTGGGGTCAAGCTCTAGGAAGTGCCGCAGGAACATATATTGGTAGCTCTATCGGTGGAGGTACAACTGCCGCAGGTGCGAAGCCTAGCTTCGGGGCTATGGGTTCAACAACAACTGCCGCAGGTTTATCTACTGGAACTGCCAACACAATAGGTAGTCAATTAGCTTCGTCTGCATCGGGTAGCGGAATGTTCTCAGGTCTTTCTGGTGCTCTTCAAACTGGAATTTCATCACTTCCTTCAAGTATAGGCACTGCCATTGGCTCTGCTAACGTAGGCTCAATGATTGGGTCTAATGTTGGTGGAATGGTTGGAACTATGGCGGGTGGATATATAGACCCTCCTGCAATCCCAGACAGCATGATGATAAATTCAGGCGGAAGAAATCTAAACCCTAACTCTTCAATCCCCACATACGCATCCAACTTAAATCTTGGTTTAGGTGCTCAAGCTGCGAACTCTTTGTATGCAAATAGCAATCTCGGACCCGTTAATCAAATGGGCTACTACGGAGGTGGTCCTTCTGGAGCACCAATGATGTATGGAGATACTGGTGGTGGCGGATTTAGCAAAGGATTACCGTCAGGAGTTAGCTATGTACGAAGCTTGCTTGACAGGCAGGGTAACAAGCAAGACGTTAATGTAGGAACATTTGGCTCAAGCGTGGACAGAGATGACAGACGATTTAGTCTGTCGGCTTTTGGTAACAACGCTAGTGGTCAAGGGGTTTTATATTACTAAAATGATAAGGGATGCGACCTATGAAGATATTGAAATACTTTTACCATTGGCTAAAGAAATGCACAGGACAAGTCCTGTCTACTCAAGTATGCCTTTTAATGAAGAAAAAGTTCGTCAGTATTCTAGAAACTATAGTAAGAAAAGCCACACCTATTTCAGAGTTTATGAAAAAGATGGGAAGCCTGTTGCTTTCTTTTTGGGCTATGTTCAAAACTATTTTTTTAACTACGAAGTCTTGGGTCAGCAAGAAACTCTCTACACTGATGGAAAAAATCCTATGGTTGGCATCCGCTTGTCCAAGGATTTTGAAATTTGGTGCAAAGAACAAGGGGCAATAGAAGTGAACTACGGTATTACACATTCTCACACACCAAGGCATACGTCTTTTATGTCCCGTCTTGGCTACGAGATTGTAGGTACTGTCTACAGTAAGAGGTTGTAATGGGATTTGGTGGCGGAGATAGTAGCGGAGATAGTGCTCCAGAAAAAGAATATGACAACACCAACTATCAAAAGGGTGCTGTTACCGTTGAGACGTTAGCGCCTGCATTTCAAGGTCCGACACAGGTTGTCTCGCCAACAGTCACTAAGTCTTTAGACGAAAGCAAGTTAGATGACCAAGGTAACAGCCAAGACGACCCCGGTTTCTTTTCGTCTATAGGTAATGCTATATCAAGCTTAGTCAGTGGTGCAGTAAAAGCCGCACCGGGCATTGCGGCAAATGTAGGAGCTTTTGCTTTAGGCGGTCCTGTTGGTGTTATGGGATTGAATGCGGCTAGAGGAGTTATAGGGCAAGTAGCCCCAGACAATCCATTAGGTCAATCTATGCCAGAAACTATTACAGGTATGATTGCACCCAATATGAGCAGTGTTGGAAAGAGCATTGGTATGTCTATGTTGGGGGCGGCAGGTAGCGGTAAATATAGTGACACTCCACAGAATTCTAATACCGTTAGTGGTACAATGAACAACATCGGGTCCACAGTTAACACCCAAATGGACAATATTTCCGACACATTTGGCATGGGTAAAGACGAAAAGTCCAATACTGGGACATTTGGCTCGTCTATAAGTGGCGGAGTAGGGACGAATTCAGGTAACAAAGGTGGTACGTTAAGTAACAGTACCATTGCCGGTACAGGAAATAACGGCATGGGAATTAATTTCAACGGTCAAGCCAAAGGTTTTGGCAAAGGCTTTTACTAAGGAGTATAGATTATGGGCGGAGGCGGAGGCGGAGGCGGCGGAGGCGGCGCACCACAACAACAACCAGTGCAGATGGTGGAATACACCGATGCTATGGGAAATAAACAAACAGTTGAAGAAAGTGCTTATGGTTCGTCTATGGGTCTTAACCCTTTAACTGCGGGTACTAATTGGGCTTCCATTCTCGCTAACCCCGAAGAAGCTAAGAAATATTTAGGTATGGGCGGAGCAGGAGAGATGCTCTATCCCGGTGGTAAAAAGCCAACGCAACAGGTTATGACAAGTTTTCTTGGAACAGACCCTACGTCTGGCAAGCAAGCCGTTCAAGACCCGACTGACAGACGAGGAAGTTTAGGTCGTGGTTCTCCATTAGATGCAATGGAAGGAAGTGTTTCTCCTGATGGACAGGTGGCTCTTCAAGATGTTGGAGAAGATAGTTTTGGTGGAGAAGTAGGAACAGGCTTACAGGGATTTGGTGCTCGTGCTTTATTAGCAGGAGAAGGTAACGTAGAGACGACTTTAGGTCCGGCAGGAACTCCAGAACAAGGAGGTATTCCTACGGAGATTGCCAACTCTGATTTACAGCAAGACCCTAACATGCCAGTTGTTACTCCTACGCAAAGTGTTGTTCCAGATGTTAATTACATCGTTCCAACAAAAGAAAAGTCAGAGCAGATGATGGCATTTTCGCCCAATGACCCTAACGCAGCGTATGTTGCGAGAGGACCAGTATCGTCTTCACTGAGGAATAGACGTACAGGTTGGGGCAGTAATATATTCCCAGTATAGAAGGAGATTAGATTATGGGTTGGGGCAGTTTTTTAGGAAGTGTTGGCATGGAAATGGGTGCAGGTCCGTGGGCAGGTATTGCCGGTGCGGGTATGGACTTAGTGGCAGGTCAGAACGCCAAAGATATGAACAGAGCAAGCGGAGTTCAATTCCAGAACGCCATGCTTGAAAATGCTAATGCTCAAACTAATTTAGCATATCAAAAAAATGCAGACCGCATCTCATTAAGAAACAAATTACTTCAGCAATCCGCTGACCTGAAAGCCGCTAACGACCAAGTATCACAATACTTAGGTCTTCCATATACACCAACTCAAACTGACCTAGTAAATGATACTATGGCTCGAAGCCAACTTTACACAGACAATGTATTAAAACTAGCAACTCTAGACCAGAGCAAGACAGAGGCTAACCTTATATCAAGGCTAGGCGGTGGAGATAGTGGCGTAGCTAGACAAGACATCAATAGAGGCATTGTAGACAAGTACGCACCACAGCTAAACAAAGCCATGTTTGATGCAGAAGCAGATACTATAGCTTCAGCTAAGAGCAGAATGGCATTAGACACAACCGCTCGTGGAAACTTTAACGACTTCTATGGAACACCTATACAGAATGAATTTGATAGGACATTCAAACTTTACGAACCTAACGTATCAATGCCAACCAACCCATATGGCGACTTGTACAAAGCCGCTTCGGCAGGTGCTCAAGGTGCTGATGGCGATATAGCAAAGGCTTTAGCAAGTATGCAGAAGATGCTTACCACAAAAACTGATGGTAACGAATTGTCTGCGGGACAATCTTTAGGACAATCTTTAGGGATTTACACTCCACCTGTTAAGGGAACTGTTACGGGAAGTGCAGGTAATTCAACAGTATCGAACCAACCAAGAACAGGTATGTATGGCGAGATATACTACCCTGATGGAAAAGTGGGGATTTAAAAAATGGCAGGTCAATTATTTAGTATGGGCGACACTACTTTCTCTACTCAGTTTGAGAACGAGAAAGAGAAGCTCAATCAAAAACGATTAAATAACAGAGAGCAGTATCAAAAGTTTAAAGACCAAGCTTTGAAAGAAGGTCGTACAGTATCCCCAAAGATGTTGGCTGAAGAAAGACGAACCCTAACTGGGGGAAATCCTTTTGACAGTGCTGACTTGGGCTATACCAAGACAGACGAAGCAATATCAGCCCGTCACAACAGCAAGGTCGCCCAGATTAAAGTTGCTGAAATGACAGAAACTTTGGCTCAAACTTCAAAGCAAAAAGAGAGTGCTTTCAGTATGGTCAATACTGAGCAATCCTCCTTTGGCGACTACACTAAAATGCTTGAGGAAAGACTTGGTCCTGATGGTGCGGCTTCTTTGTTGCAGTCAACAGGGATTAACTCCCAAGCTTGGAACGAACATCGTTCAACGCTTCGTGATGCAGACTTAGAAGATGAAGTAGCGGGAAACCTATGGAAAAGAATTAACACGGCAGACGACATAGATAAATTCTATGACGGAATGCCTAAGTGGAAGAGAGACGGTCTAAAGGAAATTTTTCAGGGACAGGGTTTGGTTGCCGAAGAACAGGCTATTAAAGAAATATCTACAAAAATACTAAGCTCTAAGCTAGAGAACTTAGACCAATACACCGATGATGACCTTAAAGCTTTCATAAAAACAATGGGTCTAACAAACCTTAAACGAGACCTTACGGATGATGAGGTAAACAGGTTGCTTCCTTTACTAAAGGTACAAAGAGACAAAGCTCTAAATGTACAACTAGATGCAAACCAAGATAAATTCCGTACTGACTTCTACAACAACCCTGACATTAAGGCTTTCATAGACAACACTATTACGAACACAGACAGCTTTACTAACGAAAACTTTATGAATGTAGTCAACCGTGTTGCGGCATCAGCAGGTCTTGGCAATAACTATTTTGCCACCCCTGTGAAAAACGCTGCGGGAGAAATAACAGGCTACGACATGTTACCTCAAGCAGAATTCGAGAAGAAAGTTGGAGCAATATTAGGTGTTGGTTGGCTGACAACTATGAAGAAGCAGAACATAGTCGCTACTCAAGGGGCAGTTCGAGCTAAAGCGGAAGCAAAAGCAAAAGAAGTAATAGCTACAGTTAGGGCAAACGCACAGTCACAGACACAGTCCATGATTGCGGTAAGAGTAGAAGCACAAAAAGACCAAACTAATGGAGCAAGGACTTGGTATGAAAATAGTCCTGCGGCACTTGCGGCAACACAGTTCTTTACTGCCTATTTCGTTCCGCCTAACTCAACTATTCGTGCAGAGATACTTACTGAAATAGAAACCGTACTGGAAAATAGCGGAGAAAATTTCGACATCAATGCCACGGTTGGTATGATTTACCAAAAGTTTAGAGGCAAGGGTGTTACAACTTGGGCTACAGCAGAAAGTAAGATTGCATCAAAATACTCTCCTGCTTTCTATGTTAAGAACGGAAGTAAGCTCGACCTTAGTGCGGATGCGGCTATAGATAAACTGTCCGATACCTCGTCTCAAATTGTAGAGGACATGGAGAAGTTAAGTAAAAGCACATATAACGAAGGTCTCGGCTTCTGGCTAGACACCAACTACATGGACAACAAGCTTGAAGGTTTGAAAGTAACCTACGAAGCTATAAAAGAAAGAATAGAAAAAACATTCATGGTATCTAGAAACGATGTAATGTGGCATGCGCAAGAAGGCACTTCTTGGAAAGGGGCTAACGGTGCAAAAGCAATCGGTCAGAAACTATTAAAAGATTTGAAAGAAGAATATGATGCTGATGTAGACCAGATAAGGGCAACGAAACCACAAGGCGAAGAGACCAACACTGGCAACGGTTTAATATTACCGGGAGTTGGCATGACTGAAAATGCGTGGAGAGAAGAGAACGAAGCAGTTGTTGCACCGCTTCGTGCAATATTGTTTGACACAAACATAAGTTCAGGCATGACAGTAGCTAACAGCAATATGGCTAACAGTGCTATCTACAAGCGTTCAATGTCTTTGGGCAAGAGTGGTTTTATTAGGTTTGATGAAGGTGCTGAAATGTTTAGGGCTGCGGGATTTGCTACATTGAATGCAGACAATAAATATAAGCTTACGTTACCTGCGGTTCTAGTTAATCAACAGACGAACCAACAAGGTATCAAGGGTCAGTTGAGTTCTGCTTTAATAAACAATGCAGAGTTCAAAGCCTTTGCTACTAAACTGGCACAAAGAAAGTTGGACAATCCAAACTTTAACAACCAGAGAGCTAAGAAATACATAAGAAACGCTTTGTTGCTTGGATATGAATACGATAAAAATGGTTCTATTAGGTCAGACAAAGACCATAATATTTCTAAGATGATACGAAATTACAGGATGGCGGCTAACGTAGACGTATTTAATAAGTATGATAATAAACCTTACGATGCCCCATTGGGAACTATCTTTCCGGGAGAAGATGTCTTCGCAAATTCAGTATTGGCTTGGGGACTAAGCCTTATTAATCAGCAAACTCAGTAGGGGACGATGGCTTAGAACCTTAGTGATACATTAAAATTAACAAGCTATATGAAAACTGGAGTATCAGATGGCAGATAAAGGATTTGGAGAAGTTGGTGGTTACGGTGTTGTAACTCCTAACGGAGAAGAAACGAGAGCAGAGCCCGGTTACACGGTCTTTGACGACATAGAACAAAACACTGGTTCGGTTGCGTCTGGCTCTAATAAAGATGCAGGTGTATTAGGATATGCGGCAGGGCTTTCTAAGTCTGATGCCACTGCAATGTTGGCAGACACACGATTTGTCCAAGACATATATGATTACTACTACGAAAAAGAAGGTCGAACCTTTAGTAATCCAGAAGATGCCATAGAAGAATTTTACGCAGACCGCTCTTGGAGTAACCTAAATACTATAGGTATCCTCGGAGAAGCTTCTGAGAGTATGTCAAATGACAATACACAGAACGCTCGTCTAGCAAGACTACAAACAGTTTATGAAGCACTACCAAACTTCTATGAAGATGGTGGTACTGGTGCATCTGGCTTTTTCCAGAATGCAGGAAACCTATTACTTGACCCTGTTAACTTACTTGGCTTCGGCTTCGGTGGTGCAGGTGCAAAGGTCGCCGCTCGAACAGCCGCACAAGCGGGTAGGAACGCATTGGTTGCGGGAGCATGGGGTGGTGCAAAGAGAGGTGCTGTATCTGAAGGACTAGCAGGTGGTATCATTGAAGGCATTGCGTCTGGAGGCACACAGACAAGAGATATCAATATTGGCTTACAAGAAGGTGGATACTCAGGCTCTAAGTTTGCGGGAGACATAGCTTTAGGTGCGGGAGCAGGTGCTCTTCTTGGTGGTGCATTTGGTGTAGCCGGTGCTGTAACGCCATTACCTAAGTGGACTAACCTTAAAAAAGGTAAAATAGGTAAGATGACAGCGGCTTGGCGTGATGGTCAAGCAGAAGGACTAGCTCTTAATCGACAGGCAGAACAAGAAGAGTTAAGCCGACTAGCTGATTTGGACACACCCGTAGAAGAAAGGGATGTATTATTTTCAAACCGAGAAAAAGAATTAAAAGCAGACCTAGAAAACTCTATAGACCAAGCAAACATTGACCCAGATGTACTTAGCAACACCTCTGTAGGTGGGCGAACTACAACTGTTGATGGGCAAACTGTTGAGACAAGTGTTCCAACCTTAGAGCAGATACTCGCTAATGGAGTAACTGAAGGAAAGATAACACAAGATATAGCTACAGACATCTTGCAGAAGCAAGAGGCATTAACAACTCTGTCTGCAATGCGTAATGCACCAGACTTAATCGTAGGTTTAAGACGACAGGCTGATGAACTCGAAGCAGGTATGGGGCAAAAGGTTGACCCAGAAAACCCTTTAGGAAATCAAACTAAAATAACTAACCTAAGACGACAGGCTGACCTTACAGAAGCAGGTTACAGACGATACCTAGAAGCATTAAAAGGTGGCGACCCCGCAGAGATTAACACTGCTGTGTCTGTGTTCAATCGTGCGGCTAATGAGTTTGACGCAGATGGAAACCCAACAGGCAACACTCCAGATGGTACTGAAACTGGACCAGATTTTTATAGTGGAGAAGGGGGAACATCTACAGACGGACCTTCTGCTCAACGAGCGGCTGAAGGAAACCGTACCCAACTAGAAGGCGACCAGACGGAAGCCTTGGATGGTCCTGAAAAACGAGAAGCGCTTACAGACGAAAGTCGAAAAGAGTTTGTAGAACTTGCTGATGGTCAGGGCGTAACCGCTGTTCCTGAAGGACCAAGGATTGCACCTGAAGCAGATGTAGAGTTAAACGGCAGGATTACAGACAATCGTAGATTAGAAGGCGAGATTACTGACAACCTTAAAGTCAACGAGAAGCGTATCAACAGTATTCGTAAGAAAAACAAGAGAGGCACAGCCACTCAAGAAGAACTAACAGAATTATCCACACTCCAAGCCGACAGAAAAACTATGTTGGCAGACAAGAAACAGGCTAAAACTGATGCGGATGCGGCTCAAGATGAATTTGACCAGAAGGTTTCAAAGGCTAATCGGGTAGAAGAGACTTCAAAAGAAGCTGACACAATCGCAGAAGAAACAGCCACAGCAAATGAGGTTAATACAGATGATGCACTTCCTGATATTGATGATGGTATTATTGCCAATGCAGGTTCGGAAGCTAATACAGTCAATTTCCTACAAGCGATAGACCCGTCTCTTACAGAAGCATCTATTAGAGTTGAGCTAAGACAAGTTACAAAAGGATTGAAAGGCACAGCACAGAAGAACTCTGCTCGTGTTAAGTTCTTGAGAAAGAAAGTAGACGAGTACCAAGCAAAGGCTAGGGTTGGAGAAGCGTTCAACCAAGTGTTTGATGGTGGAGAAGCAACAGCACTAATGCCATTTGGACATAGAGTGTTTAGCTATGACTTAATTGAGGCACTACTTAGAGTTAATATATCTAAGGCTGCGGATGAATTCCCCACAGACGAAGCGGCTTCTCTTGCTATGGAAGCGTCTCTTCGTGAATACAACAAGTACCTAGACCAAAATGCGGTCAATTTATTCACAGAATTAGTAGATGGATTGGGCGATGACTTCTCTTTGTCTGAGGTTCTTAATCAAGTTGAAGAGAACTTCGGCTCTAGAACTCTAGACATACTTAACAATAAGATGAGAGGTATTGAGACAGTACAAAGGTCTGGCTCTAAGAAAGTAGAAGCTGACAGTATTGCAGACTTCTCTCCACTAGAGCGTGAAGCATTAAACAAGACTATAGCAAAGCTTAAAGAAGAGAAGAAAGAGCTAGGCTATAACGATGCCTTCATACAGATGTTTGCCAATCAAACTATTCAAAAGATTAGAGCAAGGAGAGCGGACGGAGATAAGGTCTTCAGAGCACACTCAGATGGCGATGTAACTATTGCACCACATGAGGGTAGCAAGGTTGTACAAGGCACACAGGTAATCAATGGCATAACCTACAGCATGAACAAGCTTGGAGGCACACAAGGTTCTCTAACAGGACCGAAGTCTTCCAACAAGCATGGGTTCACAGGTCGATTAGTCGATACGCTAAAGCGTAACGGAGAGAAGCTAACAGGAGAAATGGCGGCTTACACAGCTATGGACGAAGCATCTTTATTGGGTGCGTCTCATAAAGTCATGGTGTCTGACCCTGTAAAATTCAAACAGACAAAAGTAACTGACCCTGTAACAGGTAAGAAAGTAACAGAGACAACTGGAGAGAATGCAGAGGCAGTATTAGAACTGAGGCGTATTCTTAGAGACATTCGAAAGCTAAAGAAAGCAGACGAAGATGCAGACATATCTGAAATAAGACAGGCTTTATCTAGCGAAGGTCTTATTCCAAACATCAGAGAAATAGACAGTCAAGTCACACTACAACAGATAATCCTTGGCTCTCCTCTAAGTGTGGAACAAAGGTTTCCAAAACAATACTTAGGAATAAAAGAAGGTCGTAAGCGTTTCTTTGCTTACAAGCTTGCTCTTAATTCAAGGGGCGACATGCTTAGTCGTATCCCATCTAAGAAGACCATTGATAGAACAGATATTATAGGTCCAAGAAGTAAGGGCGAAATAGATAAAAAAGCTAAAGACATATACTCCAACAAGAGAGACTATGAAAAAATTGATGGTGTCGTCTATCAAAAGGTAGAGGTTAGCCCCGGTGACTTGAGAGAAAAAACTGGAGGAACTCAAGACTACGAAGGTGGCGACCAAGTATTTGTTGACCCAGTAAGCAACCGTTTCTTCTTGACTAGACAAGATGCACCCATGCCATCAGAGGCAGTGGATAGTCCACAAGCTTTGATTATGGACATCAACAATGCTGTGCAGAGACTAATCAAATCTACAGAAGTAGAGGTTAAGGGCGATGCTATAGCAAACAAAGCTTCCCCAGAATACAAGGCGGCTAAGTTAGTAAACGAGATTAAACGAGCATCAGATGACGCTAGGTTAGAAGAAGCAAAAGGTACTGCCTTCTCTAAGAGCATGGCACAAAGTCACAGACGTACAGCTAAGAAGCTAAAGAAAGAATTGAGAGAGCTTGACCCCCAAGCGTGGTCAAACAGAAAGTGGGTTAAGAAAGGCATAGCTAATCTTGAGCGTGGAGCAGACGAAGGTATTGTTCCAGACAAGCAAACAGCTATGAAAGATTTAGAGACTACTTTTGATACGAAAGTAACTCCTGAAGATAAAGCCGTTGGTCGTGCAGTCGCAGACAAGCAGACACATTCAGAGGCTTTGGATGGTCTTAAAAATGATTTGATTAAAGATGCCACAGCTAGGTTCGAAAGCCATAAGGATACATCTCTTCTTATTAGAGAGATAACCGATATCGAAAATCGTATGGCTACGATGAGCAAAGAAGCACCTACCACTAAACCAAAGGGCAAAGCAAAGCCTATGGTTATAGAGCATAAGGGTGTTGAGGTAGATTTAAACAACCACTTTACTATGGTGGGCAAGCCAGAAGGCACACGAAAAATTAAATTCATGGGCAAGGTTGTTGGTCGTGTGGTCAAAGAAGGAGATGACTTTGAAATACACACAGACGACATAGACCAGATTGTAGTCCTTGATAATGAATACGAAATCAAGAGAGAGTTCTTAAAGGTATTCGACAAGAGAATAAAACTGGCTCTAGAAGACGGAGCATTAAAGGCATCTGACCTAGCACCAGAAGGTAGTGGGAAGTCTTTTCATAACCCTAATCACAAGGAAACAAACACCTATAGAAATCATGTGGAAGAACCAGATGATACGCCATTAGATGTAGTTGACGAAGGGGAAGAGATACTCAACCCATCCGTACAGAGAACAATGCAAGAGTTTGCAGATGACATTCCACAAGGAAGGTCTTTGTCTATAGGTCTAAAGTCAGGTCAATTTGAAGGTCGTGTTCGTCACGCTTCTCTGAAACAATACGCAGACAATAACTCCATCTCATCCGTCCTTGGCAAGCAAGTAAACGAAAGCTTTACAGTCGGTCACACAGACCCATCGCTAAAAGGTAAGGCAAGAGATGCTTCTTTTGTTGCTATAGATGGTGCTGAATTCAGCCCTGCTCCTAACAGTGTTAAGCCTACATCAACAGGCAAACAAAACAGATTAATTGATGACCCAGATATTGAAGACCCTCTAACACAGCCTATAAGCTTTGATAGAATAAAGTCTATGGAGATAGACCAATCTCAAATACCAGAGATGTTTGGTTCTAAACCTCTTAGGGGTGTGTTCAAGTATGTTGGAGAGGTGGTTGAAGAACTACAGAACTTCGAGAACATGGCTTGGAATTCCCCACACTTTAAAACCAAAAATGATTACATGGGGTACATTAAATATATGGAGGTGTTGAACGACATCATCCATTACCATGCACCACATGGAGTAAAGTATAACAACGCAAGTCGTCATGCTTCAATGCAACAGATTTCATTGATAATGCGTGAGCGACCAGTTGGCGAATTGAACGCAGTTATGTCTGTGTTAAGGAATATATCGGGTGCAGATAGTAGTATGCCTCGGTTCAGAGATGACCCTACAGGCTATACGTTCCTCCCCGGTTCGGCAGACAGCAATGTTGCCAATACGATAGGCGTAGGGTCAGCCGCAGACGGAAGCATGAATACCCCAGACTTCCAAAAAGTTATTCACGAAGTTGGACACTGGGCTTATGCAAACATACTAACTCCACAGGAGAAGAGTAGGTTCTGGGAAAGAATGGGAGACTACATCACAGACGATGGTGTAGAGCTAGGCAAGCTAAAAGAAAGATTGCCGGGCACAGCTAACAATGAACTACATAGTCCTGCTGAATTCTTTGCTCAACAGTTCTCACAGTTTGCTATATCTCGTGGTAAAGCGGGAACTCCACAAGAGCTTATGTCTCTTTGGACAAGGGTTGCACAGAAAGTTATGAGTGTAATGGAAAGGTTTTTCTTACCAGAGAAGAACTTTGTTGACCCAAAGCTAGTTCCATTGTTTGAAAGAATTCTACCAGACAGAGACTTTACTAAGAACAAGTTCAAGTCTGGCATAGACAAGTTTGCAAATGCAAAGGGTACTCGTAGTAAGTACGCAATGGATAAGCTTGGTCATTGGGAGACTATCCGAAACAACATAGAAGAGGCTATCGAAAGCGGAGACCCTTCACGAATAAGGTCTGCCCTAGACGGTTCAAGCTATGGTTCTGGAGATAGTTTCGTACAAGAAGCTATTGCTTACAAAGGCACTGATGGTTCTAAAACCTACAGAAATTCCAAGGGCGTAAAGAAGGCTAGGGTTCGTCTGTTAGACAGTGGCTCTAAACTTGGAGAGACTGCGGAAGGATTGCCTGTTTATAAATACATGAACAGTTTCCACCTGCGTAATAAAATTCTACGTCACATGAGAGAGATACAACAATTCAATAAGATGTATCCAGATGAGACACGAGCATCAGCACTAACTCCAGAAATGATGGAGACTATTGTTGACCGTACCACATCCCCAGACGAAGCAATGCGTCAGGCAGAGATAGCGGCTATTGCTAAAAGTGCGGCAGATGGAGACCTAGACGGGATACCAGATGTAGATGCTTTGGGTTACAACGACCCTATAGCTGACATGGCATTAAGCAGAACGGACGAAGAAGCCAGTGAGTTAATAATCACACTAGCTAATCGCTCTCTAAACTTAATCAACGAAGTACAAGTAGAGCTTCGTAGACAAGTAGGCAGAAACTTCCCTAAGACAAATGCGGGAGAAGGATTAAGAGTTAGCCCAGAAGGTAAAATTGTAGGAACTAAAAACCCTGTAAGCGAAAGGTTTAAGAAGCAAGCTGTTAAAAAGCAAAAGCAACTGTCCGAGAATGCCGAGAGTATTGTTGCTGACCTTACTAAAAAAGCAGACAACTTTATGGACGAAGTTCTTAAAGGTAAAACTACAGCCGCTCTTAACAACCCAACTGGCAGACAGTTTACGTCTGTGAATGAGATGTCTATTCCTGAAATTATTCAGGAGCTAAGTCAAACTACGTCTCAATCATCCAGAACAAGAGACCTTAACCAAGGACTTCTTAATAAAGTAAACACAGCGCCAGAGGTTAATGTTGAGGGTGTTCAATTCAGTGAAAGAGATATAGCTAGGGTTACTGTAGGAGAAGGCAAACAATTAGCTGAGACACCTGCTGATTTCCACAAAGCTATAATGGACGCAAAGATAAAGGGTAATGACAGAGACATGGCTCTGGCTACACTTGGTCTGAAGCGTTTGTTCCAAGAGACCCCAGATGTATTGCCTAAGACAAGCATGGTAAATCGTGCTCTGGACATAGAGATAAAGCAAACCAAAGGTTCTGGAGAAGACAACGGTATCCCTAATGGTGCTAAGTCAGATGTTAAAGAATTATTAAGAAAGATTACACACAGAGACAAAAAGGTTGAGGCTAATGCCAGACTTCTAACTTATAGAATGATGAACCTGATGGGTAAAACTCAACAGGATGCTACCAGTAATGCAAACTTTTTAAGCGTAGAAGATGTGTCGAAACTATTTGGAGAGAAAGCTCCAGATGGTGCTTACGGTGTATTCCAACACGCAACAGATGGTGTGCAATTCAATCAGCTAAGAAAGACTGCTCGTAAATTAGGTATGTCTTTAAAGAAAGGTAAGAGCGGAACAGATTTTATTGGGATACGACCTAATACTAAAGGTCAAGAATACACAGCAGTACACGAGATAGGTCACATGCTTGTTCGTGGTTCGTTTGACGACAACAGACGACAGGTAATCAATCAAATGTATGAAGCATCTCTTCGTGCAGGAGACAAGCGAGCTTCACAAATTGCTGACAGGTTCTCCAACTACAGGAACGAACAGCTTTCTGTTGAGGGTGTAAACGAAAGACTTGCGGAAGAGTGGTTCGTAGATGGATTTGCAAACTATCTTGGTAACAGGATTGCCAAGAAGGATATGTTTGGAAACGTAAGATTAAAGAACAGACTAGAGACAATGGTAGATGGCTTAATTGAACAGGTCATGTACGTTGTCAACGGCATTATGGGCAACAAAAAACTTAGACAACAGTATCGTTACCTAACTTTCGGTGGCGACATGATGGCTAATAAGTCTGCATTGAAGACACCCGTCAGGAACGCAGTGCGTAATACTGGCATGTACTCTATGACAAATGATGCGGCACCAAAGTATGCAAGAGAAACTATAGACAACTATTCTCCAGAACGAGACATAGCCGCTAGAGAATTTGTGGGTGCTAGAGAACACGAAAACCTTATGGAGTTCGTCTACTATCATGGGACACCAAACGGAGGGGCTTTTGAAAGAGCCGCTAATGCTGATGTTCAAGTAGAACCATCAAGCACAGAAGCTCTTTTCGGAGAAGGTATATATCTTACAAAGGTAAATGCTTTAGCTGAAGACTATAGTTACGCAGGACATCGTGCTTCGTTACGAGCAATGATTGATGGAGAAGCTTTGTCTGTAGCTAGGAAAAACCTATCGTATGAATACGCTGATGGTATTGCTAGAAATAGAGAAGAGATTGCTAATGTTCTTACAGAGATGGATGGAACTAGCTATCGTAATGTAACTCGCAGACGAGCAGAAGAAATTAACAAAGGTAATGAGCAAGGAGTTGCGGGAGACCCTGCCTTTGAACTACTAAAGATGCAAAAGAGATTGGAAGTTCTTTATCAACAGGAGAAAAAACTTTGGACATTGTTCGAAGGTACTTCTGGAGTTAAGAAACAACCAAAAGTATTACCTCTATTAGTAAGAGCAGAGGACACTTTTAACTTCGATGCCAATACCTTCTACTCAATAGGTGGTTCGGACAACAACATTAGTTGGCTTATCGCTGAGATGGGAGACAAGAATTTCTTCCCACAAAAGGTTGGCGTTAGTGTTATTGAAGAACTAAGGAGCAATGGGGAATTTGCAGGAGACGACCTGTATGAAATTATCATTGAGAACCTGAAGCGTTCAGGAACTTCAGACGAAGAAGCTAAGATGGCTTTGACCTCGTTCATGCGAGACATGGGTTACGATAGCTTTAGAGTTACAGAGCTTGACCCAATAACTAATACTCCACAGGATGCTATGCTTGTCTTTGACAGCACACAGGTTAAGCATGTAGACGCAGACGGTTTTGATAGCGACATGCCAAATATGTACGCAGACAAGATTGGAACTATGCAACATGGAACTCTGTCTGGCAAAATCATGGAAGAGCAAATCGACTTTGGCAGAAACATAGACCCCGGTGACATGGTGGGTGTCGGTGTTGAGGCACAACGTCTTGGTGTACCTGATGCACTTCAGGGATTTATCAGACGTTCTCTTAGAAAAGAAGAGCCAACTGTTGATGACTTCGAGGCAATCCAACGTCACAGTGGACAAGGTAAGGGTGGCAACTGGATTAGAGAAAACTCAGTACATCTAAGACGAATAGGTGCTAAGTGGTTTGCTAACATTGTTAAGCCAGAAGGCGGAGCAGGTATCTTCCAAAAGATAAATGCTGACATGTCTAAGAAAGTAGGACCATTAATGAACGCACTGCGTATGTTGCCCGATGCACAAGGGGCAGGTAAGCGGTGGTTGAAGAAAAGCCAAGGGTTAGTTTACTTTGCGAATAAAAAGCTAGGTACTTCTACACAACCTGCAAGTCACGAGAGAATTATAACTGCTCTTCGTCAACAAGACTTGTCTAGATTAAGCGCACAAGAGCGTCAGGTGGCAATGCAAATCAACGAAGGGTTCAAAGCCGAACTTGCTTCCATGCAAGAGCACGGAATACCTATTGGCGACTTGAAGAAAAAGTTAGGTCAGAAATTTTATGTGCCACAGGTGTGGGATATAGGTTTTATCAAAGACAACCCCGGCAAATTTAACGAGTTGTTAACCAAGCACTTTATGAAAGAGCAAAGACAGAATGGATTTGATGTAAACCAAAGAGAAGCTGCGGAGATATCTCAAGAGATTATTAAGAGAATGCTTGATACAGACGGACGAATTGATGTTGATGATGTCTTGTCTAGGAGAATGTCACAATCAGGCAATCCTTTCATGCAGAGATTTATCACGCTTACTCCAGACGAAATACCAGAAATGTCTGAGTATATGGTTCGTGATTTAGAAGGAATACTGGCACGATACTTTGACAGAAGCTCTAGAACTATAGGGTTAGCACGAGAGTTTGGTGTAAGAAACCAAGCGGCGGAAGCTTACATGGAAGTGGCGGCTAACGGTACTCGTGGTGCAGTGAATATGTTAACTGGTGCAAAGACGACTACCAGAACTATGCAAGACATGGGTGCGGCAGGAGACATTCACAGCGAAATAGTTCCTAGAATTATTGACAGCCCAGACGAAGCTGAAAAAATTGTAGGCTCTATAGTAAATGTTATGGGTAGTACCAGTGCATCTAAAAATGCTAACAAACAAAGAGCACTTAACTTATTGTTAGGGTCTATAGATGTGACACGATTAGACAAGCAACAATACAACCAGTTCAAGTTAAGAGCTAAAGCTATTGTAAATGGTCTAGCTGATTTCGATGTCCCAACTACAGGAGACAATATAAACTGGATGACTGAGTATATGAATGTGCTTAACAGGAAGCCATTGGGTTCAGACAGAGCCTATTCATATAGTAGAAAGCTAAGAACATTTAACTCTGTCACTCTATTGAGTTACACAACCCTTACTTCATTCCCAGACATAGTGTTACCGCTAGTTAGAAGTGGTCGTGTAGGTTCTTGGATGAAAGGTTGGTCACAGAGATGGCTACAAGACCCGTCATACAAGCAAGCCGCTAGAGATATTGGTGTTGGTATTGAGAACTTGATACATGACAACATGACCCACATGGCGGGAGATGGTTCACAAAAATTCACACACGCATTCTTTAATGCTACAGGTCTAACACCTTGGACTAACATGCAGAGAGAGGTCGCCGCACTGGTTGGCTTCAACGCTATCAAAGCAGAAGCAGATGCTCTGAGACGACTATATGCTAAAGGTATTACTTCTGGCATTAGGTTTGACAAAAGCAAAAGGTTCTTAGAACGATACGGTATGCTTGATTACGGTCAGCCAAGCGGACCTCGTCTAGATGATATACGAAAGCATACTCAAGACGACAATGTTCGTTATGCCATAATGAGGTTTACTAACGAGGCTATCTTTACGCCTGACCCTAACGATGTGCCTATGTGGGCGCAGACACCTTGGGGCAGTACGATATTCCAACTTAAATCCTTCCCAATAATGATGGGAAGAATGGCTAAAGACGTAACCTTAGAAGCTAAAAAGGGTAACATTGCCCCACTAATGCTTATGCTTACGGCAGGTTCGGGATTTGGTATGGGTGCAAATGCAGGTAAAGATTTAATCCTAGCCAGAGGCGAAGACGAAACAAGAACCCTGAGAGATAGAACTTTAGACAAGACACCAGTAGGTAAAATATTTGAGATGGCGGGTGTAAACCTAGAAGACAGTAAGTCTATGAACACGCCTAACGAATTGTTAATGGGTGCAACACCTAATGAATTCCTTGGTTGGTGGGTCGAAGGTCTTATGGCTATGGGTGGACTTGGCTTAATAGCAGAGTTCTTCTTCAACGCTACAGAGCAAGTAGACCAAGGGGCTTACGGCAAGGTTCGTATGTTCTCAACTCTTGGAGGTCCGTCTGTGGGTATCCTGTCTGACGCTATAGACGTTAGTGCGGGTGCATTAGAAGGACTTGAAGGTGGCGAAGGACGACAGGCAGTAAGACGAGTGATAGGAAGAACACCTGTTCTTGGTGGAATTAAAGATGTTAGAGAAAGCATAGTTGATTATGTGGCAGGAGAAGCAAAGACAAGAGGCGGAGGTGGTTCGTCTACGAGTTGGATATCAACTACTAACTGGGTCGGAATGCCACCTGCTAACACTAAGAAGAGATAAGGATATGGCATGGTTGTCGGGGAAATATTAACGGGAATAGCCCTAGTCAACAGCGCAGCGAAGTCAATCAAGGAACTGTGTAGTAATGCTAGAGACGTAAGTTCTCTAGGAAGTTACATAGACGAGTTGTTTGAAGGGCAGAAACAAGTCAATAGGAATAAGTCGTCTGCGTCTAATGATGTATTCAGTGTAAAAAATATAGCTGAAGAAACCATAAACGCTAAACTAGCACAGGAGGCTATGGACGAATTAAGAACTATGGTTGATATGAGGTTCGGGTTCGGAACTTGGACAGGAATAATTAATGAAAGAGCCAGAAGACTACAAGAACAAAAAGAACATCAGGCACAGCTAAGAAAGGAAAGACGATTGGCTAGAGAAGAAAACATGGAAACCTTAAAGATGATTGGAATAGTTTTGCTATCAAGCATCGGGGCTGTGGTGGCTATAGTTATAGCCTTCAAGGTGTTTTAAATGTTTGTTCTGGTTGTACTCGCTTGTTCAATTAGCTCTCCAGATTACTGTATTAAATTTGAGGACACTAGAGGTCCGTATGTTACCGAGAAACAATGTCATACTCGTGCCTATGAAATGGGTCGTAGTATTTTTGAAATGGGTGGACCAGACCTTCGACCTATTAGCTTTAATTGTAAGAAGCTACAGAAGGGAAGGCTTACTTAGGAGTTGATAACCAATGGATTTTCTACAAGCTTACTGGCATCAAATAATCTTTGCTTTAGGTATGGTTGTAGTGTCTGTCCGCTTGGACAGCGAAGTAAAGTCCCTAAGAAAAGACCTAACCCACATGACAAAAGAGTTGCAGAGGCGAGATACATATGTGGAAACCGTTAGGCAAGGATGTGAACTACAGCAAGTACAAAAGAATGTGTCGTCTCTTTGGGATTTTGTTAACAGATTGAATGACCGAGATATAAATAAATAGTTAGAGTAAGAACAAATCTCTCTCACTTTTCCTACGTCTAACCAAACCCTTCAACACCCGACCACCTGCCTTACGCCACTTAGGTAGTTCGTCTGCGGCATCCTCATACCATCCACGATTTAGTTTCATGCGCAATGTACTACGCTGAAAATTACCAGAGCCTACGTTATATATAAAAGAAGTCAGTGAAGCGTACATGTTTTCAGTAAGTTCTGCGGTAACAAGCTTGGCTATCGCATGGTCTGTGTGCCTAATCTCCCTAAGAAGTAGCTTCTCTGCGTAACTCTCAGAGATATCTGATTGGGTTTTTTTGATTGCCTTACCCTTGTCATCCCAAGTTGAACCCCAACCGATAGTGAAACGCCCGGCAGGACAGCAATACACAGACGAAGAGTAACCCTCGTAGTGCTTGATTATATTAAGTCCTGCCTCGTTTACTTTCATTTGCGATTAAAACTTCTCTGTCCAAACCAGAAAGAAACCACAGCCGCCCATACAGCTTGAATTTCATTCGACCAAATTAATGAGTAGGTAGCAGTGTCGATTGCATCATTGGCAACCATCACTGTTAAAATCATAAACTCTATGAACAACAGGTACGTCATTACAGGGCGTACAGACGAAGATAAGTTGATAACCCATGTGCTACCCTTCTTAGTTATCTGTGCATGTTCTTTATGTAATGCTTCTGTTTCACGGATGTCCGCATCTACATTCATAAACTGTAGCTTCTGCTCTCCGAGTTTGATTTGTTGTTCTAGTTGTTTGTCCATGAGCTTCAACTCATGTGCTTGGTCACGCTTCTCTTCAAAGAACCCAAGAAGTTTGGGAAGAAAAGAAGTACCGAAACCAAGTAAAGAACCAATAAGACTTAGCATATTATTTTACCTCCACTTGTGAAAACAGTGGTGCGTCTCCAGTTAATCTATCTTTAGCTATTTTAACATAGTCTTTATTCAACTCAACCACCGTTGCATTTAATCCAAGTCGGTCTGACACTAGCCCTGTTGTACCAGAACCTCCGAATGGGTCAATGACTTGACCGACATTTGTATCATTTGTATCACAATTACACACCTTCTGTAGTCCTATGAGCCTTTTTTGTTTAACCATAGGAGTGCCATCAGCTTTGAAGTTACCGCTGTGTCCTTTGAAAGATGTGCCTCCACCACCCATAGAGCTATCAAAATGTTTCGTCTGTGACGGCTGCCGTTGAGCTGCCGGGTCAGGGTTTTCTTCTACTATTTCAAATTGTTTCTCATATGCAGTACCGCATTTTGCACATACTTGTTCTGGACAACCCGCTTTTATACAAGGTTCTATAAGCTCTGGCGGGAACACGGCAAAATGTGCCTCCTTAAAAGTAGCAGGACGAACTGACCAGACAGACCTTTTATTACGTCTGTCATATTCTTTATGGTCGCCTCCAAAATTATTCTGCTCATACCTAGCTGTCGAACCACCACGCATAACACCTTGGTAATTAGCTTCTTCACTAATCGCATGGTTATCAAAGTGGTACTTAGGGCTTTTCGTTAATAGAAAGATATACTCATGTGCCTTAGTGCATCTGTCTTGCACACTTTCTGGCATGGGATTTGGCTTATGCCATATAATATCTTGGCGTAGATACCAACCATCAGCCTGTAAAGCCAAGGCAACACGCCAAGGTATCCCAATCAAATCCTTTGGCTTCAAACCATTAGGGACTATCTTGCTGTGTACCTTTTCCATGTTGTGATGTTCTCCGTTCAAAGACGAAGATGGTCCTTTACCGCTACCAGAGTAACTGTCGCCAAGGTTTAACCAAAGCGTACCGTCATCTCTAAGCACTCTCCATATTTCTCGGAAGACAATAACCATATTCTCGACAAACTCTTCTGGCGTTTCCTCTAATCCAATCTGTTTGTCTACACGAATAGCACCACATTTAGGGCATTCGGTTTTGTATATGGCATCTCCAACAACATCGCCATGTTCGTGCATGGCTTGGTGTCCTGTAGTTGTAGGCACTGTCTTGCCTATCTTAGTTGTTCTTTTGTGTGGGCAGTTAGGGTCTCCACCAACCCAAGTTCCAGTACCGTAGTCTCTTAGACCAAAGTAAGGCGGAGATGTTACGCATGTATAGAAGCTTTTTTCTGGTAAAGTTTTAAGGACATCTCTGCAATCCCCATTTTTAATTGTAATCATAATATTATCCTCAGTGTTATCTTGTGTTAGTTAATCTAATAATCTCCTCAATTTTATTTATCAGGTTGGTTTGAGTTCCATCATTGTCTACGGTGTGGTCAACCTCAAAGTTTTGCTCTTCAGATGGATGGACTGAAGAAGAACCTTCTCTTGTTAATCGTATGACTATGCCACCCATGTTCCTAATCGTTGCGACTTCGTTGAAGAACCTAACATCATCAGAGACAATGTTGTGGTTCATGTTAATTAAACTGGTAGCTTTATTTTCCCACAGACGAACCCAAACATCATCGCCTAGCATTTGTCTGCCCCATTCTGTGCCAAGAGTTTGCATAGCAAATCTGGGTGTCTTATCACATAGAAGAGTATTGGGTGTTTCTTTCCTGCTTCCTTCCAATTCTTCTACACCAAGACCAACTGCGTAAAGCATATCCTTTATAGGCTGTGCCATTTTTAGTTTGTTGAAACTACTTTGACTACATAGATAGTCTGCGACAAGTGTCTTGCCACTACCTATGTACCCCGTTATCCCAATGACCTTCGGCATATATCAATCTCCTCTAATTTTAATAGTTCCTTATTTAGATGACGGAGCTTGTCTATAGCTTTAGTCCTAGCATCTCGGCTAACCTTTTCTCCGTGGTCCATCCTCCACTCAATGTCTTTAATTCTATCTCGAACACTTTCAATCTCGTGTTCAAGCCTAACAATCTGTATCCTTATATCATCAGCCATTTTTTACACCTGTTAAAATATACTTATCTGGTTGGATGAAAACTACTGGGATATCTAAGTGTTCTCTAGCATAAGATATTTCTCTGGTAACACCTATACTGTTCTGCCATCCATCAAGCATCAAGACGAACAGTCCTGTAGCATGTTTCAGTAGACCAAAATCTAAGGCTAACCAGTAATCACTAGAGCCTTCTATCTTTCCGCCTATGTTCTGTACTGAATGATGGTGCGTTATTGGAGAATACACATTCAACCCTGTCGCCATCATTGTGTGGCAACATCTTGTTATCTGTGCGTTACGCCTGTCCATTGCTTCGTCTTTGGCAGTATTGTTTAAACTGTAAGGCGAGGCTAGATAGACGAACTCTTTGGCTTTGGATGCCAACGCTCCCACTTCAGACACTCCTGCTGACATCCGTTCCCGCATGTCCAAGTTCCGTCTAGGTTTGGTTGATAATTTTTGCAGGTTTTTCTTACTTGAAACTTTTGTTCCAGTTCTTTTTTTTCCCAACATACTTCCCTCTTAAAGCAACCCCTACACCTCCAGTCGGAAGGGTCATCTGATACTTGTTGCGCTCTGTCTGCGAGAACATTCTCAACTTTCTGACGCAACGATTGATAATAGAACTCATCGTATTCAACAATTTCGGAGTGATATTCAGAGTTATTTTTATTGTAACTAACGAGCACACCTTTTTCGAACTTAGCCATGCCCATCATAAACTGCATTTGAGAATAGTAATTTCTATGAGAAGACTTAACACCATTCTTTTTAAAGTCTTTAAACTTTGCATCATTCATACTCTTAATTTCTAAGAGCCATGACGAACCGTCTGGTGCTTCTATAATACCATCTGCATGTCCAACCGCATGACCACCATAACTATGGTAAGCCCATTGCCTGTTATTCATTGGGTCTTTTTCTAGCACATTGATGTTTGCTTTCTTTAAGTCCGCAACAACAATGTTCTCAATCCTGTGTCCGTCTCTAAATATTCTCCGCAACTGACCGTCAATAGGTGTGTTGGGAAAACCCCTTAGAGAAAAACCAATCATGGCTTCGCAAGAGTGTCCAATTCCAGATGCACCGATGTAACTACGAGGCTTCTCATCTTGATTATCAAGGTCATATGCCCTGTTTATTAAATCGGCTAAGTCCATACTATATTCTTTCATATAAAAAAAGGGGCAAGGTTATTAGCCCTGCCCCAGTTACCTCAGTTAAAACGGGATTTCATCGTCTAGGTCTTTACTCGAAGACGAAGCTTCCCCGCTAGACTGAGAGGGAGAAACTGGTTTTGCGTCTGGGTCAATCTCAGATGGGTCAAAGAAACCTTTAAGCTTAGAGCCTGTTTTCTCTTCTCCATTGTCTGTAGTATATGTATCTTTTCCTACAGATGCACCCACTTTCAAACCTTTAAGCGAAGCAATATCGCTAGGATTGTCAGGTGTTGGATGTCCACCAAAGGTTAGCAACGCTTTCAACTGTTCTCTACCAATCCTTGTAGCGGGTTTAGACGAGGGAACTTGTACGTTCAACCATGCCCTTATAGACCCACCACCTTTGGTATCGGACATAGACAACTCAACGGCAGTCCCGCCATTCTTTGTCTGCTTGAGAGACGCATCAGTTACTTCAACGATGTACCGTCCCGGTGTTAGTATCTGTGGAGATGTAGAAAGCTCTACACCAGACAGACTTAATTCTTTAAAATTAAAAGACATATTATTTTTCTCCTGTTTTATTAACGGTTATAGTTTTTGCGAACTCTTCATCGTCCATGTCAAGACGTTTGAGAAGTTCAACGATATTGCCAGATTGTTCTACAGGCTTTAGTCGTCTGCGTTCATCTCTGACTTTTCCGTGCCACCCTCTTACTTCATCAGTAATAGTGTAACGCAGAACCTTTTGTTTCCCATCATCTTCCTTTGTTACTCGTACTCCGCAGAATACACAATCGAAGATACCGGGAAGTTGTTGCGTGGTAGCCTTACCTGCGACCATGGGCCAATAGTCTATGCCACCATTGTCGTCTTGGCTTTCTTTTGCAAGAGCAGTTACGATAACATGTAAATCCATGTCACGAATTGCCTTACATGCACCAATAAGTTGTTGGGCATGGTTGCCCCAAACAGCGAAACCATCAGCATTCTTTTTGCCTATCTTCTCTGCTTGTGCCTTTGCCTCTGCCTCTGCAAATTTATAAGACATGTCAGACAACTCTGTTAAGCTATCAATCCCTATCCACTTGTAACCTTGCTTGGCAAACTCATCAGTCCGTGTCCACTTGAATATGTCTATGAAACTATATTCATTCTTGTCTGCATTAGATTGTCCACCCCAAGATGTGAACGGTAAGTAATCAATCTTAGCTTGGCGGATTGAGCTTAGTCCACTCTCTCCAGATAAAATAAAACCTTTACCATATTCTTCTTGAAAATATTTTAGTTGAGTTGTCTTGCCCCAACCATGATGTCCATACAGAAGAACCTTTCTTCGTGCAGTCTCATCGTCAGCAGTATTCTTTGGTGCGAAATTCATTAGCTACTCCTTGTGATTTTCACAGACACAGGACCGGGCTTGCGAGTTAACGCAGGTAATAGCGGTGCTTGTTCTGCTTCAGTTAATTTTTGAAAGTTACGCTTCTCTACTGTTAAGCGTTTCTTGATATACTCTGGAACAGAACCCGAAACAAATAATGCTTCTAGTATATTTTGGTCCCAATCGTATCGCTCTTGGCGGTTAATCGTAACAATGTTCTCGCCTATCTTTTTGCTTTGCTCTCCAAAATCTTCGTTGAACTCGGCAACTATCTTTGCTTCTAGTGTGGATAACCTATCCTTACTATCATCAAAGGTAGCCTTGGTCTCGTTGAACTCGTCTATGAGTTTGAGTAGACCAGAGGAGGCTGTTTGCTCCTCAAACTTATCCCAATCGGACATAGCATTTCTCCTTTAAGTTAATCGTAATAGTGTTTATTTTATAACACCGTCTGAAATATAATACAACAATACCTTATGACAAAACTTTGTCACAAATATATGACACCTTGATATATCGTATCACATATGAGAAAAAGAAGTTCAACATTTTACATAGGAGAAGTGCGATGAAATTCAACGCAAAGAAATTCATCAACGATTGTGGAGGGGTCAACGAAGTTGCGAGTAGATTAAGCAAGTCCCGAACCGCTCCATATAGAATGATGACTACACGGTACATGACGACTTGGCATTTTGAAACGCTTCTTGATGCTAACCCGTCTGTTAATATTAACGATTACTTTGAACAGGATAAAACAGATGAACCAAACGGAAGAACTAAAAAACCTTCTATATAGTGAGGCTATCAGTGCGGTAGAAAGAGGTTGGACTATTATACCTCTGTCTATCTCTAGTAAGAAGCCACTAGCAGAATGGAAGGAATATCAAACACGGTCTACAACTGTAGAAGAAGTAGAAGATTGGTTTGAGAACGGAGCACCTACTACAGGTGGAAGTCGCATAGAACTATTTAACCTTGCCTTAGTTACGGGCAGTATTAGTGGTGTAATAGTATTAGATTGTGACAATGCGGAAGCGGAAGCTTACGTTAAAAAGAAAAACTTAACCACACCAATAGCGGTTAAGACTACTAGAGGGCATCACTACTACTACGCACACCCAATGGAAGGTAAACGATTTGCCAACAAGGTCGGTGGTGTAGCTAGAGAATGGGTTGATGTTCATGGCTTAGACTTGAGGGGCGATGGCGGTTACGTTGTGATGCCACCGTCTATCAAGATGAGCGGAGACGGTACTCCGACACACCAATATGAATGGAAGATAGCAGAAGCACATAGCTTTGATGACCTCGAACATTTTGTTTGGCAAGGAAACCCAACGGAGATAATTGATGCAGACGAAAACTTTACCTTTGACGGGTTGGATTTGTCCTCAATCAAGGTAGCTACCCCAGAACAATCCTTAACAATATATGAACAAACACAAAATCGTGTATCAATATTGGGTAGAAAGCTACAAGATGGAGACGGAACTGATGATTGGATGGTCCGCTTTTGCGGTCAGATGGTCCGAAAAGGGGTGGTTGGCGATGACCTAATACACTCTGTAACCCAATACTACACTGAGTTTTTTGATGTTGGGACACACAGTCAGAAAGAAACTGAGGATTGGTTACTAACTAAGATGCGTTCTGCACAAGATATGGACAGACGTAACTACCCCAACGATTATGACGCTCAAGGTTTTCGTAAGGGTAAGGAAGTTGTCAAGCAAGAGAGAGAGGTTGTTCCACACAATAGGCTTGTTCCTATCTACTCAAGTGCAGTTGATGACCTACTAAAAAATCTTGGAGACGAACCATTCTGGGCAGACCCAATCATTCCAGAAGCAACAATCACACAGGTTGTTGGGTTCAATGGACATGGTAAGAGTTACTTCTTGTCTGCAATGCTAACTGCATTGGCAAGTGGCAAGGATAGTTTCGGACCTTACGAGATGGGTAAACCCGCCAAGGTTTTCTATCTTGATTTCGATAACCCAAGACGAACTGCCCTAAGAAGAATGCGTGATTTCAATGACACATTTGGAGATACTGGTAAGCATTTTGCCTTGTGGTCTCCTACACTTATCGCTCCAGAAGACGGTGGCGAGATGGACTTAATGTCGCAGACAGGGTTCAATTTGCTAGGAGAATGGCTCGAAGTTGTACAGCCAGACATAATAGTTATTGACACAATTCGTAATGCGTTTAGAGGTTTAGAGGAAGCAAGCCCAACAGAATGGGCAAAGGTTAACTTCGTAGCCAAGACGATTAGAAACAAAGGTGTGTCTGTCGTCTTAGTTCATCACAGGAATAAGCCGGGAGAAGGCGGTCTTGGGAGAGAGGCAGGTTCTACTGCACAGTTAACAGATATTGATACGCAAGTATTTATTACACAAGTGTATCAAGACAAGAATGATGTTAAGGCAAAGGCGGGTTTGTACGATGGAGACCTAACGGTTTACACAACAGACAACCGAGAGTTTACACCTTACCATTACCTTGATGCTCTATGCGGTAACGATAGTAGGATTATGATGGTAACACAGATAAGTTTCGGAAAGGTTCGTCAACAAACTGAACTACATCAGACGCATTACATTGGTTGGTGTGAAAACTTATTAACTGGGAAAAGGTTTATTGTTTCTACTAAATCTAAAAAGCAATGGGCGATACACATGTCTAAGTCAGAGGGTGTCAATACATCAGAAATTAGTAGGACACTCAAAGTTCCTCAGTACGAAGTTAAAAGATGGTTAGGAATATCGGATGAAGATTGAAACACTATTAACACTACTAACTAAAGAGAATAAGACGAAGTCTTATTTCTCTTGGTTAGTCTTTAACATTGTTAACAGGAGGATTAATAGAGAGATACCCTCTGTCAAGTCTCCTGTCAAATTTAATTTTAGCACAACCCACGCCCAAGGCTGTCGCCTTGAGCGATTTGTTGTTGGTTTATATAGGGTTAGATGGTATGTGCTAAAACTTTGTCAACGAAAGGAGGACGTATGGGAAAGCCAGTTGTCGTTACAAAAGACGACATCAAATATCTGGCGAACGCTCTAAAAAAGAAAAGACCGTACACAGAAATGGCAAGACATTTGGGTGTGTGTGTCGATACAGTTAAAAGAATACTGCAACGAGAGAGTTTGAAAGATTTTGATGGTGCTAAATATGTGGTCGCACTCTCGTCAGAAAATTTTGTTAAGATGTGGAACAGACCATGTATGAAATGCAAGGACGATAAAACTAGACCTAAGTGGCAGTATATATGCAATAAGTGTAAAGAGCATAATGCTCAACACAGTAGTTCGTTAGGAGATGATTGGTTATGGGAGGATTAAAACCTAGAGGTGCGAAAGCAAAGGGCGATAGGTACGAAAGAGAATTAGCCCAACACTTTAATGAAAAGTTATTTAATGGCGAAGACAAAATATTCCGTGCTCCCCTGTCAGGCGGTGGACGAAACATTGGTGGCGGTGGTCAAGCAGACTTGACAGGTACACCAAAGGTTTGGGTGGAAGCAAAGCGGACTGAAAGATTTCAACCATATCAAGCGATGGAACAAGCGGAGAAAGGTATCCAAGCCTCACGCTGTCCAGATTTCCCAGTAGTAATCAATAGAAAAAGTCAGGTAAAGACAGAGGATAGTCTCGTCTGTATGAGGCTGTCGGATTGGTTGAGTATGTACGGGGTATATCTAAAATCAATAGGTGTTAGAATAGAGGACGACACCTATCCATCAGAGATGTAGGCTAACTGAATAACAAGGAGATTGATATGTCATATTTAAGTTCTGTTTGTAAAAGCCCCAGTTCGTGTGGCGGTAACTGTCGTTGCGGTAATCCCTCTCAGAAGACTAAAGTTCTGCGTGTTGCCACGATGAAAGGTAAGACAAGCAAGACTAAATCATATCCAATGCCCAAGCCTACTATGGGTAATCATACATGAGTTTGTACGAAAACATTAACAAGCGAAAAGCATCTGGTAAGTCTCGAAGCAAAGCTAACAGTACGATATCAGACAAGTCTTATGCTAATATGAAGAAGGGTTTTCCTAAAAAGAAAGCGAAGAAGAAAGCATGAACAACACTATGAACCAACCGGCTATGCCAGAGGGCGGAGCTAATCCCGCAGACATGATAAGTAAATACTTGTCTATGTATGCTTCGGGCGGTGGAAATCCTATGCAGTCAGTGGGAAACCAAGGCGTTAGGCAAAGTAACTATGGCTTCAATGGTTCTGCTCAAGCAAATATTCCAATAAACAAATTGATAGAAGACGCAATGCTCCGCCTAAACATAGGCGGTTTTGCACATGGGGGTAAGGTAGAACTACCTCAACAGTTTCAAGAAATGGGAGCACCTGCTGAAATTCAGTACGGAGACAAAGGCATAGACAACGTAGGCGTAGGTTTTAGTAAGGGTGGGTTCTCAGCCGGGATGCAATTCAATCCGCAGACGAACAGCAAATCTATCAACGCCCGATACCAGATGAAATTTTAGGAGATAGGGATGTCGGATTACCAACACACACCCGCACCGAAACGTATTGATGGAGTTAACGAAGGCATAAAGCTTTTGCAAAGACGAGTGTATCAATACAATGGCTTTTCTACAGGGCAAGGTGCAGTGGAAACTCAGAACTCTGTCCAAGCAACAAAGCGTTACATGGCTAATGGTGGCACATCAAAGCAAACGCTAAACAAATTCTTTCAAATGCTATTCACTCCATCATCAAACCACACATGTATAATGGTTAAGATGCAGATGCACCTTTATGGTGGTAGTACTAACTTGAGTTACCAAGGTCTATCAATTACCCCTCTAAATAACGAGGGTTCTAATGCCAACTACATACCCGAACACCAATGGATGATGGGTTCATCGAATTCAAATCAGACATGGGGCTACCCACCTATGACACCAAGTTTCTGGTATAATTCTTGGGGCAAAGACATTACCGCAAAGGTTGAGTGGCGAATGAATGGTCATAGTGGTTATACTCAGTACACACGAAGCCCATCATATGTAGACAACGCTATGATGTCTGCTCCCAACATGGTTATCGAAGAGTGGGAGAACGGAAATCCAAACGGACCTACTGTTCAGTATGTAACTCACGGAGAAATTTCAGACAGTACGGGTAACGCAAATGGTCGTATACATCCTGCCGAAAATGAAACTGGTATTGGATATCAGTTCAAGGAAGATGGATACATAGACGAGTTCGACCCATACAAGCATGATGCAGACAACACAGACACAAACCCTACAGGTAGAGGAGAAAACTCTGAGCCTGAGATGCCAGAGTAGGAGGCAGACGATGGAAGACATGGCAATGATTTGGAATGGTATCCTAACACTAGCTATTGGTAGTTTTATGTGGTGGATACGAGGTGTCAACGCTTCCAAAGACGAAATGGAAAAGATGATATACGAAACCAGAGAAGAACTGGCGAAAGAATATGTGTCGAAGAAAGACTTTCAGCACAGAACGGACGACATTTTGAATAGGTTTGATAAGTTAGAAGATAAGCTCGATGCGTTTTTGCAACGGGTAACAACTGTATAACAAGGAGTAAGTTATGATACGAAGCACATACAAAAAGACAAAGGCGGCTAAGTCTCTCAACAAGAAAGCCCCTGTTACCTCTTACGCAAAGGCGAAAGCTACAAGCACAAGTAAGAAGCAACAGTCGTCTTCAAGACGTAGAAGCCTATCGAAAGCCTAGTGCAATTATTAAATGCAAGACTTGCTACAAAGAATTGCCTGAAGACAGGTACTACACAGACAAGAGGGTGTCCAAAAGAACGGGCGAACTTCTTGGCTATAAGTATCGCAAGCACTGCAAGACTTGTGTCAATGTACTAAGACGAAGCAAGACCACGGCTACGCCATACAATTTTATTAGGCGTAGTTTTTCTCAGCTAAAGTCTGGTAGATTAAAGCAAGGCAAGGAGTGGACGATAGAAGTAGAAGACATGTTTGTTTTATACAACATGCAAGAAGGACGTTGTGCCTTGAGTGGCGAGATGATGACCTATCAATCTACTGGAGATAACAGTAACGATAGCAACATTAGTTTGGATAGGATTGACACAACGATAGGATATGTTTCATCGAATGTTCAGTATGTATGCAAACGAATAAACTTGATGCGACACAAAACAAGTGTAAAGGAATTTATAACATGGTGCGAGAGGGTGGCGAACAAGAAACAATAGCGGATTGTTTACCCGTCATTGAGAGTTGTCCCAACGCAATCATAGTTCATTTCCCTGCCCCAAAAAAAGATAAGTTAGTATGGCAAGGTATGTACCTAACAAGTTACGAAGCTATAGAACTTGGTATGCGTATCATTGAAAACGCAGAGGCTTCTTTAGAACAAGAGCACGATAGCTGAAAAAAATTCCGCCCAAATTTTGAAAACGTCTAGTCGTCTGTGGCTTTCCCGGCTGACCCGGTAAAACTCGGCTGACACTCATCTCCCTGACAACATTCCTCCACATAAAAATGACAGACAGAACATTGTGTATGCCCATGAACTACGATGGGTTGTGAGGTTGCATGACAACGGACACAAAAAAAGGGGCGACCATGTGGTTGCACATGATTACCCCTTTGTATCTTTGTCTTCGTCTTTGTTGGCATGTTTCTCTCTAATTCTTTTGTTCTCAAAGAACCTTTCGTTTTGGAGAGAAGCATCCCCTCGCTTACTTCTTATACATGGATAGTCCTTGGGCAGTCTATCCTTGATTAGATTTTCTAAGCCACTATCTTCAGCCACCATCTCGGCATTTCTCTATTGCCACCCCATGTTGCGAACTTGTGCTTGGCTTCACGATAGTATTGTCTGTATGCCTCGACCACTGCGTCATGGTCATCAGCATC